AAGAACAGAATCCGACAGGAATAAAACTTCCTTACATTGTAACGATCGATACATCGTCAAGAGAAGTTTTATCTATCAGAAGAAATTATAAAGCTGAAGATCCGTTAAAAAATAAAATTGAATATTTTACTCATTTTAAATTTTTACCTGGACTTGGTTTTTATGGTTTCGGCTTAATCCACATGATCGGTGGATTATCAAGAACTGCAACGAATGCACTCAGACAATTATTGGATGCTGGTACGTTTTCAAATATGCCAGCTGGATTTAAACAAAGAGGTATTCGTGTCAGAGATGAAGCGCAATCGATACAACCTGGAGAGTTTAGAGATGTAGATGCACCCGGAGGAAACATTAGAGATGCATTTATGCCTTTACCTTTCAAAGAACCATCAGCAACATTATTACAGTTAATGGGAATTG